TTCCTAGTGTATAAATATTTAACAGTTAATTTTCCAGAAACGTCTTTGGGACCAGTTTCTTTACATGAAGCTACTTTTTATCAAAATAGATATGAACATGAAGTAGTTGTAATGCGGTTTAGAGAATGGGGCGTCCCTTATGACGCCGTAACCGCAGGTTCTCTTTTACATATAAATATGACTGGTTCTTTTACAACTAGGGACTTTTATGGATATATTCATCACATTAAAGGCGTTAGGTCACCAGGTAAAAACTTTGTTGAAGTGGTGGGTATTAGTTCATCTTTTAGTATGAAACAAGCCAATCAAACAATCTATAAAGGCATGAGCGCAGATGCTATTGTTAAACAAATAGGTGAAAGTCATGGTTTTTCAGTATTTGCGGTACCTAACGAGCGTGTATACCCACAAGTAGCACAAGCTGGCCACACTGATTGGGAATTCATGGTTCGTTTAGCAAAACAAAATGGGTACAGTTTACGAACAGAAAACACTGAACTTTACTTTCAACCTATGCTTTACGACTACACCAATTTGCGTTCACAAGCTCCAAAGTTTACCCTTATGCCAGAAGACAGCAGCACTCGCTTATCTACTATTTATTCGTTTGAACCTCTTATTGGTGAGTCTATTCCTTTTGATACTTCTTTTAAAGCCGCAGTTGCGGTATCTGGTATAGATAAAAACTCAGTTGCGCCAGTATCTATCACACAACAAATACGTAATAAAAAAACAAAAACAAAACAACAAACCGAGTTTTTTGACCGTTACGCAACAGATATTGTAGTTCCAGACACTGAAACTGCTCAATATGAAGCAAAAGCGGCTGAAGATAGAAACACTTTTCCATATCGCGGTGAAGTAAAAGTTTTAGGTGAGCCTAATCTACGCCCTGATATGCCTGTCTACTTAGAAGGTGTTGGTGGAGAGTACAGTGGTTATTGGACTATTTTATCCGCTGAACATCAAATAACTACTCCACAGAGAAATATGCAACAATACGTTACTGTGTTGACCGTAGGAACTGACTCTTTAGGGAGCGCTACCACTTGGACAGATAACCAAACAGTTAAAATGCCTAACTATAAACCACAAAGAACTATTGTACCTAATGTTCGTCAAACAAATGTTAAACCTAAAACTAAAATTGTTAAACCTAATAATAGAAAAACACCAGCAAAAGCTGGAAGTTTTGGCAAAATAAAAAATAGAGTTAAAACCACTTCTAACACAAAACACACACCAACGTGGAAAAGTGCTACTCCTAGTTTAAAAGCAATTACAAAACAACCTTCAACATCTGCTGTAGTTTCAACTAGATACAAACAGGCGGTAAAAGGTAAATGAACGAGGATAAAAGATTTTATGGACTTTATGAAGGTGTTTGCGCGGATAACCAAGACCCAGATAGTTTAAATAAAATAAAAGTACAAGTACCTCAAATTTTGGGTGAAGAAATTACTGATTGGGCTAAACCCTGCCTTCCTGTAACATCTAATGGAAACCACCCAGACCATATAGATCATTTAGCTTCTGAAGTAGCAGCTCTCCTTGTTAACCATAGTTTAAGCGTAACTAGTGGTTCGGGCGGTTCTCCTTCCCATACTCACAGCGTTAGTGCAACTCTTTCTCATACTGGCAATAGCAACACTTTAAGCCACCCCCACACAACTAGTACTGATACCTTAGATACCAATACGGAATCACCTCAACACACATATCACCGCACTGTTCCAAATATCGGTCAAAAAGTATGGGTTATGTTTATTGCAGGAGACCCTAACTTTCCAGTTTGGATGGGAGTAGAGATATGACTCAATCAGTGATTTCTTTGCCGTTTTCTTTTAATGCCGATGGTGGCGTCTCCCACACTGAAGACGAAAAAAAGATTTGGCAAGATCGTATTCTTTTAACAGTAATGACAACACTTGGTGAACGAGTTATGCGACCTAGTTACGGCACTTTGATTAGCTCCGCAACTTTTGAAATTAACAGCCTTGCTATGGAATTAATTAAACAAGAAATAACAACAGCCTTTTCTAAATGGTTACCTAGCCTTACGCTTACTGATGTATTAGGTTCTATTGACCCTGTAGACGATAATTTAAATATAAATATACTTTACAAATATGGGGTAGCAACTAGTACAGAAAGTTTAATTGTAAAAACAAGCACTTTTAATAGAACAGGTAACGTTATAACGGAGGTAAGCAATGGCTAATTATGTACCACAAATAGATTATACATCTAGAGATTTTTCTGCAATCAAACAAGACATGATTGATTTAATTCCTAATTTTGTACCTCAATGGATAAGTCGTGATCCTTCAGATTTTGGTATTGCTTTAATTGAACTTTTTTCTTATATGGGCGACCTTATCAATTATTACATTGACCGCTCCGCTAATGAATCTTTTATTACTACCGCAAGTCAACGTGAAAGCGTTCTTCAATTAGCAAAACTATTAGGTTATAACCCAACCCAAACAACTGCATCTGTTGTAACGCTTACTTTTCAAAATTCAACCGCATCTACTATAACAGTGCCAGCACTTACACAAGTAGCTACAACTACTATATCTAATGGAAGTACTAACCAGGTTGTATTTGAAACAAAATCTTCTGTAGTAGTTCCTGCTAAATCAGGAGCAGTTAATGGTTCTATTACTGTAGCCGCAACTCAAGGTACAACTGTATCTAGCGAGTTAGTAGGTAACTCTGATGGAACACCTACCCAATTTTTTCAATTATCACAAGCTTCTGTTATTAATGACAGTGCTAGTGTACTTGTTGGAACAGTTCCTTACCAAAGAGTTGAATATTTAATTGATTACAACAGCTATGATCCAGTATTTACTACATACACAGATGCTGAAGGAATTACTTATATTACGTTTGGTGATGGCGTAAGTGGACGTATTCCCCCCATTTCGTCTCAAATTTATGCAACCTACCGTGTAGGTGGTGGTGCTAATGGAAACGTTTCATCTAACGTTATTAAAAATATTCTTAAATTTCCTAGCGGAAGCATTCCAGCAGGATTAAGCGTTAACAACCAAGATATTTCCGTATCTGGTGATGGTGCTGCAACTGGGGGAGCTGAGGCTGAAAGCACAGACTCTATACGCATTAATGCTCCAAAAAGCATACGCGCCCTTAATCGTGCCGTATCTTTAACAGATTACGCTTCTTTAGCAGTTCAAGTAAGTGGTGTTTCTAAAGCAATTGCAACAGCTAGCGTATTTAATAGCGTAACTATATACATGCTTCCTTATGGAGATTCTGGAGTACAAGTAGATGGCGTAACACCTTCTACTGTATTTAATACTTATTCAGCAGAAGTTTCTACCTTTTTAACTGAAAAGATACCTACTACAACAACAGTAACTTTACAACCACCAACGTATGTTCCCGCAAATATGGTAGTTAATTTTACTGTGTTGCCAACTTATAAACAATCATTAGTGACCACGGCAGTTACTGCCATCATTACAGAACTTTTGTATATTGATAATGTAACTTTTAATGACCGCGTTTCATTACAAGATTTTATGACAGCTATTGGTTCTGTAGATGGCGTTGCTTATTGTCAGTTTTCAAAATTAATACGAAATGATAAAGACCTTACTTATACTATTACAAATAAAGCAGCTAACGGAACAGCTGCCACACTTACCACATCAGTTACCCACGCGTTAACCGTAGGACAAACGATTGTTGTTTCTGGAGTAGATAGCACATTTAATGGAACATTTGTAGTAACAGGGGTAACTACAAATACGTTTTCTTATGCTTTAATTTCTGCGGTAATAAGTTCAGCAGCAGCCACTGGTTCAACCACAGTAGCCTCTGTAAATGATATTGTTTGCGCGGTTAATGAAATACCTAAATTAGGAACCCTTGTACTAAACGCTTCTGGAGGAGTTCTTAGCTAATGTCTCGTTATGGTATTGATTACTATGGCCTTAGTTACTACGGTAGTGGTACTGGCGTTAAATTTGACGCATCCCCTTTTACCGCAAAACCATATGGCTATGGAGGTATACGTTTAAATTGGACTAGTCCTAACGGTACATGGGCCAAAATTAGAGTAGTTCGTAACTCTTATGGCTATCCTGTAAACGCATATGATGGTCAAATTGTTTTAACCGTGTTTAGCGGCAATGACCCTACTTATTTTATTGATACATCTAATCTTGCTCAAGGTGCGTTTTATTATTATTCAATTTTTGTATTAGAAACTACTCAATATCTTTGGGTGCGTGCTGGAAATGCTGAAAGTGTCTCTGTTAAAAACTATTCTAGTTCAGATAAATTATACGAGTATCTGCCTCAAATTTATAAAATATCTCAACCATATATGGCAACTTCAACGCCAGATAACACTGACTTATATAATTTTTTAAGTTTATTTGGATTTGAACTTGATTACTATCAAACACTTACAGCTTTATTAATGCAACGTTATAACATAGAAACTGTTAATGGCGTTTTAATAGAAACTATGATGGAACAATTTGGTTTATCTTATGAACCTGAAATAGGTTTAGAACGAAATCGCATTATTCTTCGTGATGGTGTTACTTTAGTTCAAAAAAAAGGTAGCAAAGCTGGACTTCGTGATTACATTAAAGATTTTTCTGGTTATGCAGTACCAGAACCAATTGCATCTCAACAATTTGTATTGCAAACAGACGGCAGCTATAAATTAACAAATACTGGGTATACAATTCCATCTAATCCATCAATTGATGGGCTAACTATTGGTCATAATTTAATGTTAAATTATAATGACTCTTCATTTGAAGAATCTATAGGAAATTGGAAATCGTCTAACGCTACTGCAACTTTAATTCAACTTGATATTTATTCAATTACTGCTGTGTCTTTATCATCAAACGTAGCTACTATAACTATTGGAGCACATCCATATAAAGTTGGACATAAAATTGCTATATCAGCTTGTTCAGCGCCTTTATTTAATATTTCTTCAGCCACAGTCACCGCTGTTACCAGCACAGCTGTAAGTTATGCTTTAACTGCGTCTGACTTATCTACAAGTGTAGCCACTGGTTATTTAAGCCCTAAACCTTCCCCATGGCAAGAAATTACTGCTCCAAATTTATTTCCAAATAAACAAACTGGAATTCTTGCAGTTACTAATGCAAGTGCTAGTTCTGGAACTGTGCTTCTTTCTTGCGGAGATGACGAGGCAATTACTGGCGGTATCCCTGTAACAGCGGGAACTGCTTATAGTTTTAGTATTTATGTAGTGGCTGGAACTACTACACGAGCAGTTACTTTAAAAATTAATTGGTACGACCGTTTTGGAACTTTGTTATCTACATCTACAGGAAGTTCTGTTACAGATGCTACTGGTGAATTTACAACTTCTAAACGCCCTTATGTAACAGGTACAGCACCAGCAACTGCTCAATATGCCGTACCAGTAATTTCTATTGCGTCGGTTGCGGGTTCCGCGTCTAATGAGTATCACTATTTTGACGCAGCTCAATTTGAAGCTAGCAGTAGTGTTACAGATTTTGATGAAGCACGACAAATTCATATTACTGTGCGCGGTCAAAGAATTAATGAATTAATTAACCCTAATTTTGTTTCTCCATTAACACCATGGACTGTTACTGGGGGCTCAACAACCGCGTATACGGCTTTAAGAGAACCCTCTTTTGATAACTATATGGTTTCTACTACATCTATTATTAGCAACGTTGCCACAGTAACCTTATCTACCG